AATCCCTATTGGTAGCAATAACCAAGTGCTCACTGCTGACTCTGCTCAGGCCTTAGGACTTAAATGGGCTACACCTGCCGGCGGTACTAAAAACTTTAGTTTGTTAGGTACAGGAGTTTTAACTAGCGGGTCAACTGTAACTGTAAGCGGTATTTCTGGTATGGATCAAATAATGGTAATGATTCAAGCAGCTTCAGGTACTGGCATTTACGCAGAACTCACATTACGAATAAACGGTGATACAGCCGCAAATTATGAGCAATATAGAGTTATGTTAACGGGTGCAACTTCTTATGCTGCAAGTAACTTAGACGCAGAAACTGCATTAACTGGCACTTCAATTAGAATTGCTCAAATGTCTGGTGATGTTGGTTCAAGTATGTCTGGTTATTTAAGTCTTTTTGGTTGTAATACTGCAGGCAAAAAAATGTATATGCAAGCCGCGAGCGGAAAAGCCGGAAGTTCAAGTGCGCAAATGGGTTATATCAGCGGCGGAACTTGGAATAATACTGCAACGGTTAGTAGCATTTCATTACTTTTAAACTCGGGAACTTTTGATAATGGTAATTTCTATGTTTTTGGGAGTGCATAAAATGGCAAAATACTTTGAACGCATAATAGACGCACAAACAGGTTTAGAGATTAAACGCGATTATACGACTGCTGAAGTGGCAGAAGTAGAAGCCGCAGCTATGGAAGCTGCAACATTTACAGCGCAAATAGAAGCAAGGGAAGCAGCCAGAACCTCAGCACTAGCCAAACTTGCAGCACTCGGACTAACTGCAGATGAGATAGCCGCGCTTTAATGTCCGAGCTAAAAAGTTATAACGGTTGGCCTGCTAGTAAGGACCCTGCAGAAATTGGCATTAAATCTTTTAAAGTACCTGGGACTGATCTTAAAATACGGTGCGCTGAAAAGGTGGCACCGTTGCTTATCGGCCTTGCGGCGGAGTTTCACGAAACGATAGAGCCTATAGACAAAGGCACCCTCGACGACTGGGGGTACTGTTTTCGTATGGTACGCGGGACGACTGACAAGCTCAGTTGTCACTCAAGCGGCACAGCTATAGACTTAAACGCCAATAAACACCCTTTAGGCAAAGAAAATACTTTTAGCCCTGAAAATGCCGCTAAATGCATAGCTCTAGCTGCTAAGTACGGCTGTAAATGGGGCGGCACTTACCGTAACCGTAAAGATGATATGCACTTTGAAATAGTTTTAAATGAAAAACAAACTAAAGAGCTTATAGTTAAGCTCGGATTGGCTAAAGATGAATAAGCACAGCCTAAAGGTAGCTCAACAAATCGCCGGTAGTTGGTTTCGCAGCTTTGCAGCCGCAACCCTGGCCTGTTATATGTCTGGTATTACTGACCCTAGCCTTTTGCTTAAGTCAGGTTTAGCAGCTGTACTACCTGTAGCTTATCGCTACCTAAACCCTAAAGACCCGCTAGGCCGGTAATTGAAATTATGGTTAATAGGACTAGGCCTATCATTACTTTTAACTGGTTGCGGCTATGACGGCTGGACAAGATACCCCTGCCAAGAGTACAAAAATTGGAAACTCAAAGAGTGCCAACCGCCGGCCTGTATCCCTACTGGAGTCTGCACTAAAGACCTCGTTAAGCAGTCGTACAATGGATAGACCAGCACCCAGGTTAACCCCTGAGGATATTCACGCCAGGTTAATTTTAATTATTGGGGCTTCACTAGCTGCCTGTTTTTTGCTAGTTACCTTAGGTATTACTTATGCGCTTATTTTTGTTACTCAGCCTTTAAATGCCCAGGCACCTAATGACGCAGCTTTTATAGACCTGCTTAAAACCCTAGCTATTTTTCTTACCGGCTCACTCGGTGGAGTGCTCGCAGGCAACGGCCTTAAGTCTAAACCGAAGCCCGACACGCCGCCTAAACCCTAATTCTGGGCAAGTGTGCGTATAATTAAAAATCCGGACTAGAAAGGACTAGAAAAAATGGCAGGTAATTTAGCGTTTATTTATATGTTGGTTATATACGGGGTTATTACTTTTGGGGTAGCCGTACTGGCTTGGTCAAGAGGATATAACACAGCCAAAAAAGAGCTACAAAGTATGCGTAGACACCCAGGCTATTTAAGAGCTGCTAAATGATTACTAAATCAGAGCCTGGTATTTGGTGCGATTACTGTAAAACACAATGGGGCCGAGTTAAAAACGTCTGGCATGAAAAGGCTATGACTGAGGCCAGTATTACTATTACCAGCGTTAACCCTAAAAGTCATGGGCAAAAACGGCACTATTGCCAGGCACACGTTTTAGAGGTAACGACGTTTACAAATACGACTACGCACGAAGCTTATAGGTGGTCGTTGCAAGATCAGGTAAAAGCAATAGCCCCAATACAATTAGAAATGGACGGACAAATAAATGGCTAATAACGTAGATACTAAATTACAAGCTAATTTTAAAATGGCTAACGGGGATTTAATCAACGTATACGCCGTAGACCAGGCAGACTTTGAAGCTCAGCTAACGGCTGTGCAGGATACGGTAGAACTGATTAAATCAGTTAGTAATAGCCTTATGGGCCGAGTAGTTACTACTCAAGTAGACGCCTGGACGATTAAAGAGGCTGTAGGCGTAGTGGCCGACACGCTAGGCGGTGAGGCTCAGCCAACCTGTAAACATGGTTATATGGAGTTTAAAACTGGTATATCAAAAGTCGGTAAGCCTTATAAATGCTGGTCGTGCCCTAGTAAAGATCGTAAGGACCAATGCCCGCCTACCTGGGTGAACTAGTGGGGGCTATGGAGATTATCTACCCTGGTAACGTATCGCTAAAGGTAGATAGAAACGGCAACGCGGTAATAGATGAAACCGAAGTTTGCGACGGTTGCAACAGGCAAACCAGTAAAGCCGGTGGGATTATGGCGTTAGAGATGTCTGTCTGGCTATGCGCTGACTGTAGGCCTAGATGAGCGTAACAATAGTATTAGATGAACCTGACCAGGCTTTATGCTTGCGTGTAGCTATGGCTCGTATCAACAATGCTAAAGAAAATAACTACCAGCATAAATACGACTCAAGCAAGCTAAGCATGGAACAGGTATTAGCTCATAACTATCACGCAGCATGCGCTGAGTTAGCAGCTGCTAAATGGCTTGGAGTGCCTGACTTTGTGCCTACCCTGGACAGTTTTAAAGATGAGCCAGACATAGCCCCAGATTACGAGGTCAAACACAGCGTCTTAGATAACGGGCACTTGATAATTCAGGAAAACGACAGGGACAGCGATAGGGCTATTTTAGTTACTGGGACTAATCCCTATGTAATACGCGGTTGGCTACCTGTTAAGTTTTGTAAAGATGATCTTTATTTAAAAACTACCAGTCGTAATACTGCGTACTGGGTGCCTCAGTCAGAGTTAGTTAAGGTGCTACCTAATGAGCCAGGCGCGTAAACATAGAGGCTATAGAAGCCAAAAGGTAGTAGCTGAGTACCTGGCAGCTAATGGCTTTGCTTATGCTGAAAGTACAGGGGCAGGCCGACAAGGCACCGATATAACCGGAACTGTAGGTATTGACTGGGAGGTTAAGGCTAGGGCCGGATTTAGCCCTGCAGCGACTTTAAAGCAGTTAAAGGACCGAGGTAGTAACTTAGACCTAAAAGTGGCAGTACTACGCCTAAACGGGCAAGGTGAGGCCTCTATAGGGGATTGGGTAGCCTTGCTATCCTTTGAACAGTTAGTAGCTCTATTAAGGGAGGCTGGCTATGGTGATAAGTGAGGCTGATATTCGCCGCTGTTTAGGTTGCGGTGTCTGGTTGTTTGGCTATGCGACACGCCGATATTGCGGGGTTTGCATAAATGAGTAAACGTATGAGTATAATGAATATATATATATTATTACCTATAATAATTATATTAAGTAATAGTAATAATTGGGATAAAACACTAAAAGAATTAACAACCGGTAGTTTAGAATATAAAGCTTGTAAGTTAATTATATATAAAGAATCTAGCTATAATCCTAAAGCTGTTAATGGTAGTCATTATGGATTACCTCAAGGTAGAACTAAGTACTTAAAAACTGCTACACCTCAACAGCAAATAGTTTGGTTTACTAACTATGTCTACAGCCGGTACGGCACGTGCCAGGCTGCCCTTGCCTTTCACCTTAAGAACGGTTACTACTAATGGCTGGGCTTAGGACCGCTGAATGGCGCAAGCTGCGGCTAGAGATATTACGTAGGGACCAGTACACCTGCTACCTATGTGGCACGCCTGAGGCGCACGAGGTTGACCATATTAGGCCACGCAGTAAGGGCGGTGCAGAGTATGACCCTGAAAACCTTGCAGCTGTATGTAGACG